TCCGGCACAGAAGTGGCGGAGCCGACCGGATCCCAGTTGCCGGCCGAGAACGACCCGGCGGAGGTGAAGTCGGCCTTCGCCCGGTAGAGCGCCCCGGCGTTCCAGACGAGCTGCGCGGCCGTGTAGGGGGTATTCGGTGTGAACGCAGGAGCGACGACGATGTCACCGGACTCGAACGGCTCGTAACCCTTCCCGCGCCAGTAGTCCAGCGTCCCGTCATCGACGAATAGAACCTCGGAACCCTTCTTGACGTGCATCAGACCTCCGGGCAGGTGAACGGACGGACCGAGACGCCCACCGCGCGTTCAGCCCCTTCGGGTGGTCGGATACGTGAACGAGCTGAGCGACACCGACTGTGCGCGGGCGCCGGCGGCATGCCCACGCGAGGCGGCGACGAGGTTCTTCAGGCTCTGCCTGTAGTCGTTGACGAAGTCGTTCGCGAGGTTCTGCACGGCGGCCGTCGGTGGGAACTGCCGCTCGACCAGCCAGGCCACACCGAGAGTGGCGGTGTGTTTCGCCAGACCGAACGCGCGGCTCGGGATGTCTCCGGCGGTCGCGGTGATCTCACCGACGATGCGACTGATGTAGCCGTTGACCTGCGTGTCCGTCGGGTCCGTCGCCGGGGTGAAGGTGTTCTGCTGCGTGTTGGTGACAGTGTCGAAGGTTCGGCTGGCGACGAGCCCCGCAGCCTCGGCGAGCGACGGTGCCCACGGTGCCGTGTGATCGGCGTACGCCGGCCACACGTAGAAGCCGCCCTCGTCGACGAGACGTTCAGTGGTCGCCTCAACGACGCGGTAGCGGTGCTGGCCGGACTGGGCGGACACGTACCCGTACCAGCCGCGGACAAGGTCATCGTCGGTGATGCTCAGCGGACCCGCAGTGCTTGAGTCCGGCAGACGGACGAAGACCTGGACCTGAGTGGCTAGGACCGGTGTGGCGGCGTCGTCGTACGCAGCGAGGGGGATCTTGGCAGCCGCGCCGAGATCGGCGTCGTCAGCGACGCCCACTGCGGCGACCTGTCGACTTCTTCGCCGGCGTGCTCTTTGCGGCGGGCGGTGTCACCGCGCCTTCGACTGGCGCGACGCCGTCGTCGGCGTACTGGCCCGATGAGGGGTCGTCGAGTTCGAGCGGGCCGGTGTCGTCGTCCGCGTGTTGCGCGGTGACGTCCTGGACTGTCTCGCCGCGGGCGAGCACCTGCTCGGCGATCTTCTGCTCCTTGGACTCCTCCACCCCACCGGGGGCGATCGGGCCGAAGCTCGAGCCGTGGATCCCGGCAGCGACGACGTCGGGCCCGTGCGGGTCTGCCTTGCCGGCGTTGACCGGCGGCAGGTAGTCGTCGTCGCGCGGGTCGACCGCTGCGTCGCGGGTGGGGCCGCCGACCATGGTCGGGTCGGCGACGTCTCGGGCGTCGACCTCGGGCTGGACGCGGTCCTGCGGGACGTAGGTCGGCTTGTTGTTGCCGATGCCGTAGCCGGCCGTCTCGCAGTACGCGAGGATCGCCGGGTCGTCGGTGTAGGCGACACCGTCGGTGAACTCGAGCCCGCCGACACCGATGCCGGTGAACCCTTCGGCGGGGGCGGTGACCTTGGTGCCCTTGGTTGCTGCTGACATGGGTGCTACTCCCTGCGGCTCGGTTCGGGCAGGTGTGTGGGCGGCAGCTGCACCAGGCGGCTGCCGCCCACTTCACCGAAGGTCAGGAGACGCGGATGTTGCGGTAGACAGCTGCGGCCTTGGTCGCCTTCAGGGCGACGCTCACCGGGCCGAGCTCGACTTCGCCGGTCTTCACAGCGCCGGCGTGGACGAAGTCCGGCAGCCACGTGTTGACCAGCGGCCGGCCGGCCATCGACACGCCGTGGAACCCGTCGAGACCGAGCCGCACGACGTACATGTCGGTGTAGTTGCCTGCCGCGCTTCCGGACACGATGGCGTCGGCGTTCTTGTGCGTGACCGGGATGATGTCGGTGTTGCTGCCGGCCTTCGTGCCCGGGTCGATGAGCAGGATGTTGCCGTACTGCTCGACGAAGTTGGTCGTGCCGTCGTTGAAGGTGTAGATGTCACGGGTGTAGGCGCCGGTGCGTCGCATGATGCCGCGGAGCTTGGCGAGCAGCGCCTTGTTGCCGAGGATCGCCGTGGGCGGACCGTTGAGGTAGCTGAGCAGCGTGTCGACGACGTCGAGCGCGGCGAATGCCGTGTCGTTGCCGAACGCGATGCTCGTCCAGTCGGTCGCGACCGCCGCGTTCACCTCGGTGGAGGAGCCGGTGAGCGCCTTGTTGAGGCCGTCGAAGCCGTTGGCGTCCACGCTGACATCACCGTTGATCGCCGCGTCCATGAAGGCAGCCGCTGACGCCTTGACCTTCTGCTGCAGCTGGAAGGCGGTCTCCGCGCCGGCGGCGACACCGTCGAGCACCCGGTCGATCTGGAACGACCCACCGAGCGGACGCAGGTTGACGACGTACTGCTGGACGGTTGCTTCACCCGGCGTGTACTCGGCGTTAATCGCTCGGAAACCGGCCCCTGACTGTGTGATCTGCCGGTTGTAGGCGTAGGTCAGGGTGCCGCCGGCGCCGACCGGGTTGACAGCGTCGTGGAAGGGCAGGTTGCGCAGCAGCCACTGGTTCTTGACGAACTCGTCGATGACCATCGTGTCGAGGTCGGTGGCCGAGAACAGCGCGGACTGCGCGAGGGTGACGACGCCGGCGTCGCCGCCGAGCAGGAGCACACGGGCGCGGAAGCCGAGGCGACCGGCCGTGTCGGCAACGCGACCGCCTGCGGCGATCATGCCGAAGAAGTTGAGCACGACCGCCAGCGCGGCGATCAGGCCCACGAGGGCGAGCGTGCGGTGCATGAGTCCTCCTACGGACTTCGATGGGTGCCCGCCCTCTGGGTGTTGAGGTGCGGGGTCAGGACTTCGGTGGTTGCGGCGACTGCAGTTGCGCGTTGACGGCGTCCTCGAGGGACCTGGCCCGTGCGGGTGCGGTGGGAGCGGCGCCGGGGCGCAGTTGCTCGACGGGCCGTCCGCCGGCACCCGGAGCTGCGGGCGGCGGCTCGTCTGGCTTCTTGACAGCGAGGTGTGGCTTCGCCTTGAGCACCCCTTCGAGCGCTGTCTTGATGCCGTCGGCATCGACGTCACCGCTGTCGGTGAGGAACCGCTCGAGGCCGCCGCTTTCTCGCAGGTTGAGCGCCGCGTCGTCCTTGTCGGCGAACCCGTCGGCGAGCGCCTTGATCTCGGCACGTACCGCGCGCTCGTTTGCAGCCTTGACTTGCGCGGCCGCGTCGTCCGCGGCCTTCTGCGCCTTCTCGAGCTCGGTGGCGTTCGCGGCCTCGAGGTCGTCGAGCTTCTTCGCCTTGTCGCGGTTCTCCTTGGCGCGCTCTTCCCACTTGCGCGCCTCGGCCTTCCAGTCGGTCTTGTCCTCCGGCGGGTCCTCCGGCTTCGGCTCCACAGGCGCCGGGCCGGGGACTGCCGGAACGACCGCCGCTGGCGGATCCCCCGCGGGAGGTGCTGGCACTGCCGACACGGCCGCCGGCGGCGCGGGTTGGCTGCCTCCGGCGACAGGCCAGATCGGCCCGCGTGACGTGAAGCCGATCGCCGACAGCCCCGTGCGGGGATGGATCGGCAGGTTCGCGGGCGCTGCCTCGTTGAGCCGTGCGATGAGCCGCTGTGCAGCGGTTTCGAACATGAGCGGTTTCCTCCCGTGCGGGTGGTTGACCTGGACCCGTGCGGGTCAGGCGGCGTGGTAGTGCTCGCGCAGGTAGGCGCGAAGGTCGGCACGCTCGGTGTCGGTGATGGTCCGACTGCTTGGGGCGTACTCACGGACACGAGCGAGCTGCGGCGAGCCGTAGTCGGCTGTGGCGGTGCACGCGCAGTGGTCGTGGGCGGCGAAGTCGACGGTGCTGGCCGAGTACACGGCGCCGCGGTCGGACAACATGAGGCAGAAGTCACATGCGCCCGGCGATGGGAGGCGGGACCATCCGGCGGCGCGCGGGTCGGCCTCAACGGTGCCGAGGACGGTGGCCCGCCCGGCTTGTAGGGCAAGGCGAGATGCCGCGCCGGATGAGGTGACGAACGCGGTGCGCATGGCCTGGTCGATGTTCTGTCCAGCGCCGAGCGAGGTACGTACGGCGACGAGTGACGTGACGGTCAGACTGGTCAACAGCTGCTCCGGCGGCGCGGCTGCAGCGAGCAACAGGGGCCCGCCGGCGACCCCTTCGACGGTCCGGACTGCCTTGATGTAGCTGGCAGCGACAGCCGATGACGCCTTGCGGCTGTCCTGCACGAGCGGCGTGACGGAGCGGAGCCAGGTCGGCAGCGTTTCGTTGAGGCGCTTGGCGTCAAGCAGCTGCCACAGCGGAAGGAGCCGCTGCAGGAGTAGGGCGCGCACAGCGAGCTGCTGGCGATGTTGGAGTACTGCCAGCTGAGCGGACGTCACTGCTCGACCGGGCCGCCCGGCTTGTCAGCTGAGGACTGGGTGATGAACGCGGTGACCTCACCAGCGGACGGCGCCTTGCCGGCAGCGGCCTGCTCGTCGATGAGCTTGGTGAGGGCGGCGAGAGAGTCGCCTTCTTCGGCCATCTTCGCCCAGGTGTCGAGGTCCTGGTCGGTGACGCCGGGGATCATCGGCCACGCAGCGCGCGGCGGGACGCCGAGCATCGTGACCATCTTGCCGAGGCCGTCGACCATCTGCGCGAACGACCGCGCGGTGGAGTCCTTCCAGCGCACTTGCGCCGACACGTCGTTGGCGCTGGCCGTGTCGCCGACGACCTTGGCGCCGAGTCGAAGGAACTGCTCCATCGACTCGCCCATGGAGGTCTCGAACTGCTCCGAGCGACGGTTCTTACCGGCCTCGAGCGCGGCCAAGGCTTCTGCG